AGTTCTTGGAATGATAATGTCATACTATAAGAAACCATAGTTCCATCATCATAAGTCATATAAGTTCCGAGAGGTGTATAATCAACGGAGCAATTAAGAAGAGCACACTCTTTGATTTTGTTGATACCTGGATGTTCTGTTTCTTTACCTTTGTACTTATATTCAATAAGAAATGTATTTGGTGCAGTTAAAAATATATTATCTTTAGTTGTTCTTGGTGCCATATTTTTTTTAAAGAAATTGATAATTCTTTTTATATTTTCCGCTTCCTTTTGTTCTCTTGCAGACATCTGAAATCTGAAATCAAAAGGTCTTAATTGTGGACCTGTGAAAAGAAGTTCTAAGTTTGGGTTTAGTACAGAACCAAATCTTCCAAGGAGATTTTGTATACTAACTGCTTCTCCAGCAAGAGCAACTTTAACCGCATTGGCGTTTTTAATGACATCTCCTGTTGCTTCTCCCAGTTTTGTACCAAGTAATTGTCCTGCAGCATTTGCATCTGCAGCATTCATCAAACCAGTTGAAAGATTGACGGCTTTTCTTTCTATTGCATTTAAACTTGTACCTTGCCAATCTACAGAATTTGCATCAGTGATTGATGCCTGAACTGGTAAAAATACATGTCCTAAAGGTTTTTTTCCTTCTAGATTTGATGTTCTATCTCTACTTTGTATAGATGTAGTTGAAAGATTTCCGCTTGCAATATATTCTAGTGCAGTAAATTTAATTCTATCTTGAGCGGTTACCTTATCATCTTTATCCATACCTAGTGGATAAACCGCAATCATACTTGTGTTTTGATTTTGTGCTACTGTAGGTTTTACTCCTGTACTTACTGGAGTGCTGGATGGTCCATCTGGAGATGGTGTTGACGATGGGCTAGGTGCAGTAGGTGCTGGGTCTGATGGTTGTGGTGGTTGAGCTCCTGGAGTTCCTGATGTACTTCTTACTCCTGGAACTGCAAGATTTCTTCCGGTAACAGGTGCATTTTTATTGAATGCATATGCTCTTTCATTATTCAATCCAGCGATTGAATTTCCAGTATAAAAATCTTTTAGTAAAGCGTCATCTGAGTTGTAGTCTAACCCTACAGGCAAGTCTTTTCTTAAATTTGAAATGGAATCGCTTGCTGAAGGCGTCCATCCCCACTTTCCAGAACCACCTGTATCTTTTGATGAACTAAAAGTTGGAAATGATGTACCTAATCTAAACCATTCAGCATTACCATTGTTATAATCTATTAATATTCTTCCGGGAAGCATTTTACCACCCAATTTCATACCATAGTTGAAAGATGTTTGGTTTGCCATCAGAACTCCTCCTCACTTACAAGAGGATTAGTTATCTCAATTTTTTGTAGAGTATGAGACATTTATAGGAGTTTTTTATTTATTTAGACGGAATTTTGCATAAGGTATTGATAGCATCTCATCAAGTTCTTCATACTTTACAACGTGAAGTTTTCCTGCAACTTCTTCCCAAGTATATTGCCTACCTTCTCTCCAATGAAAATTGATTGCTTTGAATCCCCATCTTTCTAGTGAAGTGCAAGCAATCAGTGGATGTTGGTCGTATTCGATATTTGGTGTCTTTGGATTGTATATAAAGGTATAAAACTTTCCTGGCTCTGGATATAATACTTCCTCTTTCAAAGTATCCATAATAATCAGCATTAAATCTTCTGGGTCATTGGTTCCAGCATCATCAATTTTCTTTTTGAGTTCTCTCATTCTTTGAGGAACATTAGCATATTGACCGAAACCTTTTGCCATTAATTAAATAACTCCTCTTCGGTAATGACTTTAAACTCTAGCATCCTATCCGCACACCATTCTTTTGCTGCTTTCCATTTTGCTTGATTTACTGCATAGGTTTTGCATTCATACAGATATGATTTCGTTACTCTAGACCTTTGCTTTGGTGGAATTGTTTGTTTCTTTGGTTTCACTTCAATCACATAAGTTTTAATCTTACCCGAAGACTCTTGAACTTTGATAAGGTAATCTGGAAAGTATCGATGCACTCTACCATCCACGGGAGACACATAAGAAATACAAAATTCTTCAGACGCCCAAGAAATTATACTTGGATTGTGGTCGCAGTAATAACAAAACTTTCTCTCCCAACTACTTCGACATATAATATTATTTGGGTTTCCTTTATATTTTTCGGGATAGGATGGTTTATAGATGCTTTTAATACTTTCTGCCATTTGCTATCATACATAATATATCAGTAAAAATATTTATAGATGACTATAAATAGACCCCCTATCTATGATTTTGAGAATGAACAAAATGCGAGACCATATAATCCAACACCAGCTTCTGGAGTTCCTGTAATTCCTGCTCCCAGCATTCAAACTTCTGGTACAGGAAAAAGTCCGGGAACAGGTAGTCGTGTCACATCTAATCCTGGTGGTGCTCCACCACCAAAGAATTACAAAAGTGCGCTTCAAATAAAATCATTTTTATTGAGACCTTCACTGACTTCACATTTTCAGTGTTGGTTTAATCCACCAACATCTGTTAGGGCGGTGACAAATTATAATGATGATTTTATTTCAATATCTTGTACCGAAGCATCTCTTCCTGGGTCATCTATCATTACAAATGAAATTAATGATGATTATACTGGAGTCACTGAAAGACTAGGATATCGTAGGCAATATGATAATACTGTAGATTTTACTTTTTATGTTGATGGTGGAGTATTGAATAGTGGATATAATGTGATTAATTTTTTTGAGGGGTGGATGAGATATGCAATGGGAGAAACTTCTACTGCACCAGATGGAAATTATAATTATAGAGTTGGATATCCTGATGGAGATAATGGATATAGAACTGAAATTTTTATTAATAAGTTTGAAAGGGATTTCAATGGAAATTATTTAAATTATACCTTCGTTAAGGCTTATCCAGTAAGCGTTGCCTCAATGCCAGTTTCTTATGATTCCGCTCAGTTATTGAAATGTACTGTGTCCTTTACTTTTAATAGATATACTCTTGCGTCAAGAGCATATACTCCAGAATCTGAACCAAAACAATCTACCGCAACTGGTGTTCCTTCTCCATCAGATGTTAGGTCAATAAATCAAAATTCCCCTGTTTTTGGAGATGTGGATGGAAATTCTTTTCCTTTAGGACCCGGAATTCCTGGTTTAACAGGAAACTTGAACCCAACAGTAGCCTAATAAATAATCACACTGAAACTTCTATAGGACATTATGCCTTTACCTAAGATTTCTACGCCAACTTATGAACTTGAGTTGCCATCCACAGGACAAAAAATTAAGTATAGACCTTTTCTTGTAAGAGAAGAAAAACTTTTAGTTCTTGCTTTAGAGTCTGAAGATACCAAGCAAATTACTACGGCAATTAAAACTGTTATTAAGAATTGTATTGAAACAAAAAATGTCAAAGTAGAGTCTCTTCCAACCTTTGACATTGAATATCTCTTTCTCAACATCCGAGGTAAATCTGTCGGGGAAGAGATTGAAGTAAATGTTATTTGTCCTGATGATGAAGAGACTGTAGTTCCTGTAAAAATTTCTGTAGATGATATTCAAGTTTTAAGAGTTCCCGAACATAATAATAAAATAAAACTTGATGATTCTATTATGATGGAAATGAAGTATCCATCATTGGACCAATTTATTAAGAGTAATTTTGACTTGTCCTCTGATAATACTATGGACCAGTCTTTCGAACTAATATCTTCTTGTATTGATAAAATTTATACAGAAGATGATGTATGGGTAGCTGCTGACGTTACTAAGAAAGAACTGTTGGAGTTTTTGGATCAAATGAACTCAGTTCAATTTAAAGAGATTGAACAGTTCTTTGAGACAATGCCAAAACTTTCTCATAAGATTAAAGTTACAAATCCAAACACTCAAGTCGAAAATGATGTTGTTCTTGAAGGGTTATCAAGTTTTTTCTCATAGGAATGTCCCATATGGACTTGGAGAATTATTTTAAATTAAATTTTTCTCTTGTCCAG